TCCATGTTTTCCGAGACTGGGTCGCGAGGTTTCTGGTCATCTTCCATCGGTACAAGTTTCTGCGCATTTTTGATCCCCAATACTTCAAGCATTTGTCGGTGTAAGTATGGCAAGTCATACAACTGAGGAGCTTGCGCTGCCATCTGAAGTACAGCTTGATACTGAGTGACCTTCTGCGCCATGGTTGCAGCATTAGGATCAGACACAGGAATAACTTCAACCATGTCATAGTCCGAACGCTTCGCACGAGGTAAGCCATCTACTGGCTCATATGAATACTCATCAGGTGTGTAATCACGAATAATACCTTTGAGAAGTTTGAACTCCTCGCGCATAGCATAGTGAACTCGTGCTTGTACCGCACTCATCACTTTCAATGTTCTTTCTAATATAGCCAGCGTTGTACCAACTGGGGCTTGTGCTGACATATCGCTAAGTTTTAAATCTGCTGCTGAAGCAAAGCGTCTACCTTCTTCAACAATATTACCTAGCAATGTATACAACACCTGACTTGGCTCCTTATATGGAAGCGTCATAATGTTGTCTTTAATTGTTCCGCTTGTTACATCTACATCTCTAAACTCTGCTGGCGCTATCGGCGTGTCGTCGCCTTTAACTCTAAGCCCTCTAGTTTTAAAACCACCAGGAAGATTGGAGAGAGTACCAGCATCAACAAGTTGGCGAATAATGCTAGTACCAGATTTAGCGAAAGCACCAATAAGATGAATAAGGCCAAAAGCGTAAAAGCCAAACCCTGGGATGTATGGGTAATGAACGAAGTGATTACGTTTTTGTTTAGTGTCATCCTCTGGTCTCCAGTTACGTCGGATTGCTAATATCTCTCCGGTCTGCTTCTCAATAGTGACAACGTATGGAAGCGCGATACCAGTTTCTTTTCCGTCCTCTTTATCTTCAAACCCAGGTAGGTTGAGATCGACTTGCATCTCAAGAACTTTGTACCGGTCATCAGCTGATGCACGGAAGCCCATCTTTTCAGCAATACTTTTCTCAATCTCATCAAATGTGTTCTGTGGTTCTGGTAACTCCATGTCACGGTAAAACCCAGCGTGCATCAGACGTCGCATCTCATTAGGAGTCTTACGCATTACGTGAGTAACACGAGGAGCAGTCTTAAGATCGGACACACCGTAAGGAACAACTACATCTTCAGCAGGTACATAAATAGATACCTGTCGCGCTAGCGATGGATCGTAGTAAACCTTTTTAAATGCGTTACCAGAAAGACCAAGACCCCATAACATTCTTTCATGCTCAGGTCTGTACTCCGGCATGTTCTCAGTTAACTGGTAATTCATATCATCTTTAACACGAGTCGCTGCTTCTTTCTTCTCTCGTGTTTCTTTACCGATGATCTGTGTTTTAACTGGACCAGCTGCTGGGAAAGTCTCCATCATGGTCTCAGCTTGGAACTTAACTAAGGCTTCAGAAAGAAGTGGGTGATACACACCACACGCGCCAGGCCACGGCTCCGTTCTTTCTTCTACTTTCATTCCAAGTAACTCAAGACCATCAACGTATGTTTGTACCCAGTCTTTTCTAGAACTTACATCTTCCTCAAAATCACCTAGTAGATCACCAGATATTTCCTGTAACTGATCTTCATCTAGCTCTTCTGCTAGGTTTGCCCCGAAGTCATCATCCATCTCACCTGGTTCTATAACAATCTCCATACCAGGCGTTTCGATACTTACTCGTTCAGGATCTTCGATTTCAATTTCGATATCTGCTTCCAAGTTTTCTGGCATGGACAATCCGCCCATACCGTCTGTATCTCCTATACCTATAGGAGCCTGATTAACTGATTTATCTATAGAATTGGTGGCCATTTCCGTATATCCTTAAATTAAAGTCCGCACATGCCTTCGCATTCGTTACCAAAAGTATTGTTTTGGTCTTGGGTTTCGTCAAAATTAATCTCATCTAAAGGCTTACAAGATTTGTGTAAGTACAAAGTGCCTTTCGCATTTTTAGTGCCACTTCGTATCTTTTTGTCAATCCACACCGCCTCTTTAAATTCAGCAGGGGTGTTTTTTTGCATATCATACCAATGTTTATCACTATGAAATGGACAACATAGGCATGAAGATTTTTGTGGTAAAGGGTAGTTATTCGCTTCTAACCAAGAAAAACAATCTTCCCTACTCATATTGAGGTCTATAAGCGGGTAAGTATTCTTTATATATTTAAACCTAGAAGGTTTCATACGATCCGCTTCATCAGTAGATATTCCTATCCACTGCTCTACATAAGAGTTTTTGGGAAACTGTTTATGTTTCTCTACACCGCATAAGCGCCTTAACTTTATACGTATAGGTTCTATTTTGTAGTCATAAGTACACTGGCGTTTTAAAACACCGACTTTGCCTGTAGTTTCATTCTTCGTAAAAAATGGTACGGAAGCAAACCGTGCACCTGTATGTACTGATTCAACCATGTCATCTCTTAAATTCCCGTTATCTACTTTATAGACAGGGAAAGGTAAAGCGCTGGTTAAAAACTTTAAGTACGAATATATATGTTCTGGCTCATATCCTGTATCTGCAAAAATAGCGCAATCAGGCATAGACAATTCACCTTTAGCCGCCATTAACGCCATAGTAGAGCTTTGTACCCCCGCTCCCAAACTAATAGCTGTTAATATTTTTTGCATTAATAATATCCTGGTGAATATCGCCGGAAACTTCTTTCCTCATCTTCTTCGTCCAGCGTAGAGCGTAAGTATCCCCCTTTTCTAAAGCGCATTAACGCTAGGGATACCGAGTCAACATAGTCATCATGCTCTCCCGCAGGAAAGGATGCAACCTCGTCAATAACTTCTTCAGCCCAATGTGTAGGCGGTGCCCATACTCTACCAGACGCAAACATATCTGACACAGCATTGAGTCTGCTTATCTTGTCATTACCTTTTACCGGCGTAAACTCCTGAACCGGTATGCCCATCGCACGCATTTCGTAGATAAGCGGTGCACCTGACGCTTTTTTCTCGATAATAATTGAATCAGGTTCAAAATCTTCGACCTGTTCTAGAGCTTTGCGTTTTAGCGCGGGAAACTCCAACCTATCCCTGAATGCGTTAAGTAAAATTATATTAGCTTCTGTCTTTCCTGTGTCAGGATCTTCTTGGTAGAACACACCCCACGTTGTACACGCAGAATAGTCCGATCTGTTAGTCTTTTCGAACGCCGTATCCCACGCTTGTAGGATAAAATCACAAAACGGCGGGTCTTCTTGGTCCCATTCTTGCCACCATTCCCGTTTTACGATAGCTGACGCCTCTGATGTGGGTGATTGTTGGTACTGAGCCATCCATTTTGGGTTAGGAAGCTCCTCTTTTAGGGCTGAAAGCTCTGACATTGACCAAAATTCGGGCCAAAGTGGGTTGCCAGAGGGCAAAATAGCCGGAAATTCGATAACTTCCCACTCTTCACCGCCTCTTAACCCTGCTGCTTTGACAACTTGACCCGTCAAATCCCGTTTTGACCACCGTGTCATCACGATAACAATAGCTCCACCAGGTTGTAGACGCTGTCGAGGACCGGAAGTGTACCATTCGTACACCTTGTCGTAGATATCTGGATTGGTATCTGCTAACGCAGCCTCCTGTTCTGAGTGGGGGTCGTCAATAATGAGCAGATCCGCACCTTTACCAGTAACAGCACCTCCCACACCAATAGCGAAATAGTCTCCACCACTGTTAGTCGCCCACCGACCAGCCGCTTTTGAGTCTGATTGTAGGCCAACCCCAGGAAATACTTTGTGATATATCTCTTGATCGACAAGGTTACGCACCTTTCTACCGAATCCCACCGCCAACTCAGCTGTGTGAGATGTTTGAATTACTTTCTTGTGTGGGTACTTGCCCAGAAACCAAGCGGGCAGAAGATAAGAAGCAAACTCTGACTTAGTATGTCGGGGCGGCATATTAATAATCAGGCGTTTACTCTTACCTTCTGCGACTCTTTCAAACGCAGCAGCCATCTTCTCATGATGCCTACCACCTATGAATGTGGGCCAGACCTGTTTAACAAATGCCAGAAACTTATCGTGAGCTAACTTTTTAGTTTTAAGCTCTTCAAGTTTCTCCAACTCAGCAAGTAACTTCTCCTGCTCTGGTAATGAGAGCATGGGCAATATAGACGGAATGTCTTTTATCGAGACGTTCTCAATCGCCTGTTTTGCCGTCGTCATCGCTACTTACTTCTTCAACTGTAGGTTCTTCTCTTAACTCTGCTATACCTAACTCTTCATCAAGATTTGAGTTAAGTGGTGTTATATCTATTACATCCGCATTCAGTAGGCGTTTGACTCGCTCCTTGATAGCAGACTCTAAATCCTCTGGGTTCTTATAGTTGATCGTGATTTCTGATCTGTCCGTAAACAACCCGATGTCACTATGTTTGCCGAGTAGCTCTAATGCCTTCAACTCATACTTCGCATCACCACAGTTTGCTATTTCCATTAACTTGTTTGTTATGGCAGCTCGTGCCTGTGCAGCGTCTAGTGCTAGTTGTGATCCATAGGATCTAAGAAATGCGGCAGCGGCAAACGCCGTGTTCTGTTCTTGCAAGTTGCCCTTCTTGCGTTCTTTGACAACTTGTTCCAACAACCTTTTTTCTTTTTCCGCAGTTTCTTCATCCACCTCTAGTGTAGCACCTAGCTCGTGTTGGAGTTCTGCTGTATTTGCTGCGACTGCTAATTCTTCCAAAAAGTCTTTGGGCTTCTCATCCGAGGTATCGAATGGAACTTTGTAGCTGTCTGTAGGTGTTACCTTAACTGTTTGAGGTTTTGGCATCGAGCGGTTTGTGGCTCTTAATATCTGTGTAATTGTCGCCTTTATATACTAAACTACTCATAAAAGCAACCCACTACGAAAGGAGTCCTAATGGAAGCGTTTGAATGTATCTATGTTGAGTGGGTTGATGCCATGGCTGAATGTGACTGGGAAGAGATCACCGAGTCCCGAATCCATAAGTGTAGATCCCTGGGTTTTCTGGTTTACGAAGATGATCTTACTTTATGTATTGCATCCGTTGTGTCAGCAGAAGACAGAATGTCTAACGCCAAAATCCACATACCCAAAGCGTGGATCACAAAAGAGAAGCGGATAAAGATAGATTAAAAAAAGGGCTACCCGACGCGAAAGGATAGCCCAAAGGAGGAGTGACGCAGGGGGAAAAGGAAAACCAAAAAAACCCCACGCCAACCTGCACTATACTACATTTTTACTTGTTTGCAATATACAT